CCCCAACCCCCGCCCTGTGCGGGGGCTTTCGCATGCCGGAGGTGCCGTGGGCTACACAACCCAGCTCCTGGACGGACTCGCCGCGCACATCGCGGACGCCGGCCTCGCCGTGTACCGGCCGGACGGCGTCTACGAGGACGACGAGACCGGGGTCATCTTCACGGTGGTGCCCGAGTCGCCGGACCGGGTCATCGTCCTGACCGCCTACCCGGTCGAGGACACCGAACTGTCCGACGCGATCACCGGGATTCAGGCCCGCATGCGGTGCGGCCGGGACCCGCGCGAGGTCGATGACCTCGCCGACGACCTGCGCGACCTGCTGCACAACGCGGAGGGCCTCGTCCTCGGCGGGGTCCGCGTGTCTCTGATCTGGCGGCAGTCGCAGGCCCTGCTGGGCCAGGACGCCCACGGGCGGATCGAGCTGTCCGCCAACTACTACGCGCGCACTACGCGCCCTTCACCCCACCTGTACGAGTAGGAGGACTGCGTCATGTCGACGCCGACCGAGACCGCCCTTGCGCGCCGCTGGCGCCTCCAGATCGACATGTCTGCCGCGCAGGACGGCAGCGACTGGCAGAACTGCGTGGGCATCACCGGCTTCAACTGGACTGCCTCGCCGAACATCGAGGACGACACCGAGTACGACGACGAGGGGTGGGGCGGTAATACGAAGACCGGCCAAGACTGGGAGGTCGTGGCGACCTTCAACCGCAAGCACACCCCGGACGAGACCGCCTACAGCCCCGTCCACGAGAAGATCCGCACCGCGTTCTTCGCGTACGGCGCCGCCAACAAGATCCATCTCCGGTTCTTCGACCGCAACGGGCTGCCGGAGGCGTACGAGGGCAAGGCGATCCCGGACTGGGAGCCGCAGAACGACGAGGCGAGGGATTTGGACCAGGTTCAGGTGACGTTCACCGGTGACGGCCCGCTCACCCCGATCACGAACCCGGTGACTCCCTGATGGCCTTCAAGACTCTGGAGGAGTTCCTCGGCGACTGCCTGGAACTCCCGGTGCGCTGCACGGACGGCGAGCTGCGGACGTTCCGTATCCCGTCGCCTCCGGCCGAGGACGGCCTGAAGATCGAGACGATCATGACGGAGGGGCTCCGCGCGGCCGAGGGGGGCACCCCGCTCGACAGCGAGGCCCTCGACGACGCCGGCGAACTCGACCTGTACCGCATGGCGCTGGGCTCGGCGTACGACGACGTGCGCAAGCACCTCGAGTGGAGCCGCTTCCGGCACGTCGCGATGACGTCCGTCATGTGGATCACGGGCGGCCTCGACCTCGCCGAGCAGTACTGGAACTCGGACGGCGACCCAAAAGTGGCGCAGGCGGCGCAGAACAGGGCGGCCCGGCGCTCATCGGCTGCGGCGAACGGGACGAAGCCACGGGCCTCTACGAGTGGTACGAGTACCCGAAGGGCTACCGGCCGCGCCCGAAAGGCCGCTCAGACCTGACCTGGGCCGACCTCCTGACGGAGTGGGCCCTCATCGAGGCCGACCTTCACCAGGTCTACGGCATCGACCTCGACGAGCCCGGCCTGATGCAGGCCCGCTCCTGGCGCTGGCTCAAGACCCGCATCCTCGGCCTCCTCTCTACGGAGTGCCGTCTCCAGCGCCGCTTCGCACCTCCCGAACCCACCCAGCCGAAGGGAGGCCCGCGTCGTGGCGCTCAACCTCGGTGAACTCGTCGCGGGCCTGCGGGCGGACGAGAGCGACTTCGTCCGTGGGATGAATGAGGCCGAGCTCGCTATGCGCGGTCTCGTCCGCGACACGAACGGCCAGCTCCGCGACCTGCGGGGCAGGTTCGTGACCGACTCGGAGGTCATGGGCCAGTCCCTGGCCTACCGGATCGGCCACGGCGCCCGCCAGGCCGCCTCCGCAGTGGCCAAGGTTGGCCCGGCGGTGGCCGCCCTGGGTGTCGGCGTGCCGGTCGTGGCCGCAGTCGGGACCGCGTTCCTCGGCCTGGCGGCCGGGGCGGTCTCGGCCGGACTCGCGGTGAAGGCGTTCCAACTGGCCGCGCAGCCGCAGCTGGAGCAGGTGGCCGAGGTCACCCAGCTCGCCGAGGAGGCTCAGAAGGCTGCCGCGTCGGGGGCGAAGGACGCGGCGGAGAAGCAGAAGGCGTACGCGGACGCCCTGAAGGAACTCCCGCCGGCCACGCAGGACACGGCGAAGGCGTTCATCGGCCTGAAGCGGGACTACAAGGGCTGGTCGGACGAGATGTCCGGCACGACGATGCCGCTGTTCACCAAGGGCATTGAGATCCTGCGCTCGCTGCTGCCGTCGCTGACGCCGTTCGTGCGGTCGGCGGCCGGGGCGATCGGCGGGTTCCTCGACCGGGTCGCGGTCGGGGTGAAGTCCGCCCGCTTCAAGGAGTGGGCGGCGGACATGGCCGCTGCGTCGGGCCCGGCCCTGGCGAACTTCTTGACGTTCATTAAGAACCTCGCCGTCGGCTTCATGGCCCTGCTCCAGGCGTTCCTCCCGACGTCGCAGACGATGACCGGCGGGCTCGTCTCCATGTCGGCGGCGTTCGCCTCCTGGGCGCAGTCACTGAAGGGGAGCGAGGGCTTCGCGCAGTTCCTGGCGCTGGCCCGCGAGGGCGGCACGACGCTCGGCCAACTCGCCCTCGCCGTCGGCAACCTGCTGGTGGCGCTCGGCCCGCTGATCGGGATCACCACGCAGGTGGCGCTCGCGCTCGCGCGGATCATCAACGCCCTGCCGCCAGACGTGCTGTCGGTGCTCGCCACCGTGATCGGCACGGTCGTCGTCGGCATGAAGCTGTGGGCGATCGGCGCCCGCGTGGTCGCCACGGTGAACGCCCTGATGGCGGCCTCCGCGTACCGGGCGGCTGCCGGGTGGGTGCGGATGGCGGCCGTCGGTATCGGCGCCTACGTGCGCACTGCGGCTGCCGCTACGGCGTCGGCGGCTCGTGCGGCGGCGGCGTGGGTGCGGGCGGCTGCGACGAGCGTCGCCGCGTTCGTGCGGATGGCGGTCGCGGCGACGGTCTCGGCGGCGCGGACGGCGGCCGCCTGGCTCGGGTCGGCTCTGTCGGCGTCCGCTACGTGGGTGGCGGCGGTCGTCCGGGCCGGGATCACCAGCGCGGCGACGTTCCTGATGATGGCGGCCCGCGCGGTGGTGTGGGCGGCGACGATGGCGGCCTCGTGGATCATCGCCATGGGCCCGGTCGGCTGGATCATCGCCGCCGTGATCGCCCTGGCTGCGCTGATCTTCCTGTACTGGGACGAGATCAAGGCGTTCACCGTGGCGGCCTGGGACGCGATCTGGTCGTGGATCAAGGGCATGGCCCAAAAGATCTGGGACCTGTTCCTCAACTGGACGATCGCCGGGCTGATCATCAAGCACTGGGACACGATCAAGTCGAAGACCGTCGCGGTCTGGAACGCGATCGTCAACTGGGTGAAGAAGATCCCAGGCTGGATCTACAACGCCTTCCTCAACTGGACCGCGCTCGGTTTGATCATCAAGCACTGGAACTCGATGAAGTCGGCCACGGTCAGCCGGGCGACCGCGCTGATCGCCTTCGTCAAGGGCATCCCCGGCCGGGTCAAGTCAGCCCTGAGCAACCTCGGCAGCGTCCTCGTGGGCGCCGGTAAGGCGTTGATCCGAGGGTTCATCAACGGCATCAAGAGCATGATCGGCAGCGTCAAGAACGTCGCGTCGTCGGTCGTCGGCGCCGCAAGGGACTACTTCCCCTTCAGCCCCGCCAAGAAGGGCCCGTTCTCAGGCCGCGGCTACACCAGCTACTCCGGCCAGGCCCTCGTCTCCGACTTCGCGAAGGCCATCGCGGGCGGGACACCGGGCGTCCGCTCGGCGCTGAACGGCCTGTCAGGGATGGCTGCTACGCAGCTCGCTGGACTGCCGCCCCTGGACGCCTCCATGTCGGCTCTCGTGGCCGCCCCCACCGGCATGCAGCCCGTCATGGCGGGCGCCGCTGCCGGGGCGGCTGTGGGCGGGGGCCGTCTGGTCCGGGTGGACCTCGGCGGCGAGCTGGGCGACGCGATCGTCGGGATCCTCCGCACGAAGATCGGCGCCGGTTCGGGCGGCGACGTTCAGCTGTACCTCGGCAAGGAGGGGTGACATGGCGTTCCCCGAGGACCCGCTCGGCCTGCGCGTGGAGATCCAGCCGGGCGGGTCGTGGACGGACATCACCGGCCGCTGCAAGACCTCGGCGCCGATCGTCCACGCCCGCGGCATCCGCAACAAGGGGTCGGCCGTCGCGGAGCCCGCCAGCGTCCCTCTGATGATCGACAACAAGGACGGGGTGTTCTCGCCGCGCAACCCCATGTCGCCGTACGACCTCACCGTGAACACGCCCGTCAGGTTGTGGCTGCCCGGCGGCACGCACTTCCTCGACCTCGACGGCAGCGACACCAGCTACGCCTCCACGCCCGATCATGCCGCCCTCGACATCACGGGCGATCTCGACCTGCGGTGGGAGGGCGAGGCCAACTGGTACGGCCCGGGAGCCAGGATGCTGCTCGGGAAGTGGGGCGACTCGGGGCAGCGGTCGTACCACATGCGGATCCAGGACGGCTCGCTCTACCTCAGCGGCATCACCAACTTGGGCGAGTCCTACTTCGTGTCGAGGCCGCTGCCTGCTCTGCCCGAGCGGGCAGCGCTGCGCGTCACCCTCGACGCCGACAACGGGGCCGGCGGCTGGGCCGTCGCGCACTACTGGGCGCCCTCGATCGCCGGGCCGTGGACGCAGATCAACAGCACTTTCACCGCGGCGGGCACGATCACCACCCACGTCAGCACCGCGCCGCTGCTCATCGCGCCCGCGCAGCCGACCGCCACCGTCCCGCGCCGGGTCGTCGACGGCAAGGTCTACAAGGCCGAGGTGCGGTCGGGCATCGGCGGCACGCTCGTCGCGAGCCCGGACTTCACTGCGCGGCCGCTTGGCACGGCAGGGTTCACCGATTCGGCTGGCCGGGTGTGGTCCTTCTCCGGGACTGCGGCGGTCGCGGACAGGCAGGAGCTGTTCGTCGGGGAGATCTCGAACTGGCCGCAGCGGTGGACCCCTGCGGCGAAGACCATCTGGACGCCCGTCACGGCGGCCGGGATCCTGCGCCGCCTCAGCCAGGGGAAGAAGCCCCTCGACTCGACGTTGCGGCGGCGGGTGCCGTCCGGGAACCCCATCGCCTACTGGCCGTTCGAGGAGGACAACCTGGCCTCCCGCGCCTACTCGCCGATCACGGGGGTGACCCCGGCGGCGGTGACCGGCGTGGAGTGGGCCGCCGTGGACACGCTGCCCTCGTCGAAGGCCCTGCCGAGGCTCACCGCCGCGGCCACGCTATCGGCGATCGTTCCCGACGCCGCAGACGGGCAGTGGCAGGTCGAGCTCGTCTACAACGCCGACGACAAGGCCCCGTCCGCCGCGGGCCCGCGCGCGGAGTTCCTGTCCGTGACCACCACGGGAACGGTGCGCCGCTGGATCATCAGCATGCGCAAGGACAGCATCGCCGTGACCGGCTACAACTCGGCCGGAACCGACATCATCAACCAGACCGTCAGCGCGGTGGAGGACATCTTCCACGGCTGGTTCCGGCTGCGCCTGTACGCCCAGGACCTCGGCGGCGGCCAGATGGAATGGGTGATCGGCTGGACGAACGTCAACGGGGGCATCTTGCAGTTGCCGAAGGTCATCACCGGCTCACCCGGCCACGTCACCGCCGTCACCGCCAACTGGGGCGCCCTGACCGAGGGCTGGTCGATCGGGCACCTGTCGGTGATGCCGACCGCGGCGAACACCATCTACGACGGATCCGACAGCGCGTACAGCGGTGAGACGGCGTGGGTACGGATGCGGCGCCTGGCGGGCGAGGAGGGCCTGCCCATGGCCCGCATCCCCGGCGACCTGCCGGTGGAACGGGTGGGCCCGCAGCGGGTCGCGAAGCTGACCGAGCTGCTCCAGGCCGCGGCGGACGCCGACGACGGGATGCTGCTGGAGGACCGGCGGCGGCTCGGCCTGGTGTACCGGGACCGGTCGTCGATGTACACCCAGGACCCGGCGCTCACCCTGACGTACGGGCTGCCAGGTCTGGCGCCGCCGCTGGAGCCGGACGACGAGGCGGACGTCTACCGCAACGACCGCACCGTCCAGCGCGACGGCGGCTCGGAGGCTCGGGCGGTGCTGGAGACGGGTCGGCTGTCGGTTCAGGACCCGCCGGCCGGGATCGGCCTGTACGACGACTCGGTGACGCTGTCGCTGGCGGACGATGTGCAGGCGGAGCCGATCGCGGACTGGCGGCTGTACCACGGCACCTACGATGCGGCCCGCTATCCGACGGTCACCGTCAAGCTGCACCGGGCACCCCACCTGATCCCGGCCGTCCTGGCGATGCGCGAGGGCGACATCATCCGCATCAAGTCCCTGCCGGGACACGTCGCGTACGGGGATCTGGATCTCCTCGTCACCGGCTGGACGGAGACGCTGCTGCCCCGCACGTGGACGAGGACGTTCACGTGCGAGCCCGGCGGCCCGTGGGACCTGGCGACCGTCAACACGATCCACGAGGGGTTCGAGGACGGCGTCTACGAGGTGACCATCACAGGCGGTGGGACCCTGCCGTGGACGCGGACGAGCGCGCAGGCCCACTCGGGCACGAACTCCCTGCGCTCGGGCGCGATCACCAACAACCAGACTTCCGACGCCGCGGTGACCCTGCCGACCGGGGCGACGTCGTTCTCGTTCTGGTACCGCACCAGCAGCGAGAACAGCGGGCCCGGCTTCGAGGGTGACCGGCTGCTCGTCTTCGTCGACGGCGTCCAGGTCCTGCGCGCGCAAGGCACAACCGGCTGGACGAAGTTCAGCGTGGACGTCACCGGGAAGTCCGTGGTCCTGTTCCGGTACGCCAAGGACAACAGCGCCTCCAGCGGCGAGGACGCCGTCTACATCGACGACCTCCGCATCATCGTCGGCACCTACCAGCCCACCAAGGCCCTCACCGACGGCAGCCAGCTCGCCGCTGGCATCGACGCGGACGACCTCACGCTGTCCGTCGCCGTCACCGCCGGGCCGCTGTGGACGACCGACACGAACGAGATGCCCATCGTCATCGATGTCGGCGGCGAGCACATGACCGTGACCGCGATCAGCGGCGCCAGCAGCCCGCAGACGTTCACGGTCGGCGCCCGCTCCGTCAACGGCGTCGTCCTGGCGCACGACTCCGGTACGCCCGTCACCATCGCCCGGCGCCCGCCGGCGTCCCTGTAGGAGAGTAGGAGGGCCTCGTGGCGACACCGGTTGAGCAGTGGCGGCCGGGCATGGACATCACGGCCGGTCGGCTGGAGTCCATGAACCAGCGCAGTGACTTCCAGGTCACGAACTACGGCGCGGACAGCAGCGGTACCACGGACGCCGCCCCGGGCATCCAACTCGCGCTGAACGCGGCGAGGGACCTTGGCGGCGCCCAGGTCATCGTGCCGCCTGGGGTGTACCTCATCGGCGCGACGCTGCGGATCTACAGCAACACCAGGCTCACGCTGATGGCGGGTGCCGAGTTCCGGCGGAACGTCGCCGCCACCATGCTCATCAATGGGGACGCTTCGCAGACCTTCGGCGGGTACACCGGTCACTCCCGGATCGTCATCGAGGGCGGCCTGTGGAACATGAGGGGGACGACCGCGGGCCTGACCGCGTCGGCGATGTGCATCAGCATCGGGCACGCCACCGACATCGTGATCCGTGACCTGGAGGTCCGGGACCTGCCGGGCTTCCACGCCGTCGAGATGAACAGCACCAGCCACGGGCTGATCGAGAACTGCAAGTTCCGCGGCTACGTGGATCCCGGTGGCAGGGACTTCTCCGAGGCCGTCCAGCTCGACCTCGCCAAGTCCAGCGGCGTCTTCGGAGGCTTTGGGCCCTACGACCACACGCCGACCGAGGACGTCCTGATCATCGGCTGCCACTTCGGGGCCTCCGGCACGGCCGGGACGACCGCGTGGCCGCGCGGTGTGGGCAGCCACTCTGCGACGATCACGAAGTGGCATCGCCGGATCCGCGTGATCGGCAACAGCTTCGAGGGCATCCTTCAGTACGCGGTCAGCGCGTACAACTGGGAGGACGCGACGATCGTTGGGAACACGTTCCTGAACTGCGGTTCCGGGGTGCGGGTGCGCTCCGTGATCGTGTCCGACCCCGAGGACACGAAGCTCCCCGACGGCACGCCCACCGGGGCGTCTCAGAGCCTGCGGAACATCACGATCTCCGGGAACAGCTTCCGGGGCGGCCTGGCCTACGACGAGCCGATCATCTGCCTCGGCGAGGCCACCGGCACCATCCTCAACGTGGCGATCACCGGCAACGTCATCGACGGCTCGACCTCCGCGCAGAACGGCATCCGCCTTCAGGAGTGCAGCCGCATCGCGGTCGGCGACAACAGCATCTCCAACGTCGCCGGGACGGGGATCTCGACCGAGGACTGCAACACGCTGACGATCACCGGGAACAACATCTACGCCTGCTCCTCGCACGGCATCACGATCGTCGACAACAGCAACTCGAACGTGGTCGGCAACCAGGTCCGGGAGCCCGGCGAGAACGGCATCCTGGTGCAGTCCAGCAGCTTCGTGCACCTGCGGGACAACTTCATCCGGAGCCCGAGCCGGGCCGCGAACAACACCTCGTACGGGATCCGCCTGTCGACGAACGCCGACAGCATCAACGTGTCCGGCAACAAGGTCCGCCCGAACGGCTCGGGCAACGAGGCCGCCTACGCCTTCAGCGCGACCAACACGGTGACGACGCTCAGCCGATACGGCAACGACTGGCGCGGCACCTACGCCACCGGCCAGCTCAACGACCTGTCCGTTACTCCCAACACCACGGCCACCGATATCACCTAACCCTGGAGGGCCCAGTGAGTCTCACCATCCGTACCGAGGGCCTGGTCGCAGACGTCATCGTCCAGGTGGAGGCGGCCGACAACCACGGCGACACCGAACAGGCCGAGGCCGTGCGCGCGTTCGTCCTGGCCGAGCTGGAGGCGTGGCCGACCGGCCCCGGCGCGGCGAACGGGGTGCTCGTGGAGACGGCCGGCGCCCACGACGACCGCGGCCGGAACGTGACGATCATGATCCGGCCGCAGAGGATCGGCACCCCCGAGGACTGACCCGCTGCTTCGACTCGTCTGCCCCGTGCCGTCTGGCCGGGGCTTTTCTCATGCCCTGGAGGCACCCCATGAAGCTCGTCTCGCGCGCCCAGTGGGGTGCCCGCGACTACCGCATGCCGAACGGCGCGACCCCGTACAGTCGGGCCCGCCGCGGCGTGAAGCTGCACTACCTCGGCACCGAGTACGCGGACCGGACGCACGACCGCTGCCCGGCCTACATACGGCTGCTCCAAGACCAGCACATGGACGGCAACGGCTGGTCCGACATCGGCTACAGCTTCCTGGTCTGCACGCACGGCTACGTGTACGAGGGCCGCGGCCTCAAGCGCCGCAACTCGGCGAACGGCAACACCACGCTCAACGAGCAGGACTACGCCGTGTGCCTGCTCGTCGGCTCCTCCGGCCGCACCGAGCCCACCGTCGAGCAGCTGCACGGCGCGCGGGACGCCATCGAGCACTGCCGCGCGAACGGCCCGGCCGGTGACTGGCTCGGCGGGCACCGGGACGGCTACGCGACCACGTGCCCGGGTGACGCGGTCTACGCCTGGGTGAAGAAGGGTGCGCCCCGGCCTGACGGCGGGACGGAGCCGGAGACGCCGGCCACGGAGCGGCCAGTGGTCGACCTCTCCCAGCTCGTCGCCGCGGCGAAGGCGGACCCGCCGAAGAAGGGCAAGCCCGTCTCGTACGCGGGCGTGAAGGTCGTCGAGGCCGCGCTCGTCGCCGAGGGCCTCCTCGCCCGCTCGCTCGCGGACGGCCACTTCGGGACGGCCACCGTCGAGGCGTATGGCCTGTGGCAGCGCCGCTGCGGCTGGTCCGGCCCGGACGCGGACGGCATCCCCGGCAAGTCCTCTCTCACCAAGCTCGGCAAGCGCTGCGGCTTCGACGTCAAGGAGTAGCTCATGGCATCGTCCTCCGCCCCCATCGAGAAGAAGGTCAAGGCCTCCTCGGCGGTCGCCTACCTGGTCAGCCTGGCCGGGCTGGCGATCCTCGGCGCGGTCACCGACGACCCGTCGCTCATCTCGTCCATGCCGGACGCGCTGGAGCCGTTCGTCCTCGCCCTGGTCCCGGCCGCCGCGTCGTGGATCGCCGGGTGGGCGGCCCCGCACACCCCGCGATCGGACGTCTGATGCTCGCCCCGGCCGCCCGGCGCGTTGCCCAGAGGCTGGGCCGCCGGGGCGCCATCCTCCTCAGCTACAGCCTCGTGTGGAGCCTGTACGGGTACGCGCAGATCGCGTCCCCGGCCCCGGAGCAGCGGGGCCTGGAGCCGCTGCTGGCGCTGCTGCCGCTCGACGTGTGGGGCTCGCTGTGGATCGCCACCGGGCTCGTCGCCGCCGTGTCGGCGTGGCTGCCGCAGGGCTGGGACTGGCCAGGCTTCCCGGCCCTTCAGCTGATCGTGCTGCCGTGGATCGGCAGCAACCTGGCGACATGGATCTTGGGGGAGTTTCCAAGGGGGTGGATCGCCGCTCTCGTCTGGGGAGCCATCTGCGTGCCCGTGTGGGTCACGGCTGGCTGGCGTGAGCCCCCGCGCTTGAAGAGAGTGAGCAGCGCATGACGGCGATGGAGACGTGGCTACAGGCCGGGCTGACGTCGGTGACGGCGATCGGGGCGGCCATGGCGGGGCGGGCTGCTCGGCGTACGCGCCGTCAGGAGCGGCGGGACGACTTCACCGAGATCAAGAAGGCGCTGAACGAGCGGATCGACGAACTCAAGGTCACCCAGGCCGGGCAGCAGGAGCAGCTGACCGGCCAGGGTGCGGCGATCGCGTGGCTGGTGACTGATCGTCGAAGTCTTGTGTCGTACATACGGAAGTCGGGGCTGGAGCCTCCGGCGCCTCGGCCGATTCCGCCGCGGGCTCAGCCGTATCTGGAGCATCTGGACGCGTAGACCCGGTGGTACGGGCGTGCCCCCTCTGCTGGCCCTTCGGGGCCGGTGGAGGGGGCCTTTCGTCATGCCCGCGTGCGCCCGCGCGGACAACCCGGGCACACGGAAACGGCCTTGCCCATACCCTGACAGTGTCGAGCTGTTCAGAGAGGGGCAAGGCCATGTCGCACTCCGATGCTACCCCGGACCCGTACGCCGAGCCGATCGCGTTCGGCCAACGCATGCAGATCCACCGCCAGCGCCGCGGCATGAGCCGCCCCGTCCTCGCCGGCTTCCTCGGCAAGTCCCCCTCGTGGGTGAAGCAGGTCGAGCGCGGGGAGATCCAGGTACCCAAGTTGCCCACTATCCTCCGTATCGCCGAGCTGCTCCGCGTTCGCGACCTCGCCGACCTCACCGGTGACCAGAGCGCGGCCGTCGACCTGTTCATCGGCCCCGGCCACCCGCGACTTGCCGCAGTGAAGGCGGCCATCGACGCGTTCCCGTTCAGCGCCGACCGCCAGGCCCCGAGCACGCAACACCTGCGGCTCCGTCTGGACCGGGCGTGGGCCGCCCGTCACGAGGCACCGAACCACCGCGAGGTCGTAGGCGCCTTGTTGCCTGACCTGATCCGTGACGCCCAGCTCGCCGTCCGCCAGGCCGACAGCGCAGCCGGGCGCCGAGCCGCGCAGGCGGTCCTCTCCGAGGTCTACAGCCTCGGCCAGTTCTTCGTGGCCTACCAGCCAGACAGTTCCCTGCTGTGGCGCGTCGCCGAGCGAGGCATGGTCGCCGCCCAGGAGTCGGAGGACCCGCACGCCGTCGGCGTGGCCGCGTGGCTCACTGCGCAGGCACACCGCGACTCGGGCCCGGCGCACTTCGAGGTCGCGGACTCCGTCGTGCTGGAGGCGCTGCGGTACCTCGAACCGAGCCTGCCCGACGCCGAAGACGAGGTGCTGGCGATCGCCGGGGCCCTGCAATTCGAGGCCGGGTACACGGCGGCTCGCCGCGGTGAGGACGGCGCGGCCTGGGGGTGGTGGGACAAGGCGGAGAAGACCGCGAAGAAGCTGCCTGCCAGCTACTACCACCCAGTCACGTCGTTCTCGCGGGCCATCATGGGCGCCCACGCGGTGACCGTGGCGGTGGAGCTCCACCAGGGCGGCGAGTCCGTACGGCAGGCCGCCCGCGCGGACGCGACGACCATCAAGTCCCGGCCGCGCCGCGCACGGCACCGGATCGAGGAGGCCCGCGCCTACCAGCTGGACGGGCAGCCTGACACTGCCCTGGCGACGCTGGAGAAGGCGCACGAGGCCGCGGCCGAGACGATCCAGTACAACGGGTACGCGCGGCGGATCGTGCTGGAGGAGACGGAGTCGAAGCATCCAGGACGTCGCCAACGGGCGTCGGAACTGGCGGTGAAGCTGGGCATGTTGGCCGCTTAGGGCTCGAACGCGTGGACGAGGGGCAGGAATCCTGCCCCTCGTTTGCTGCGCCCGCTCTTACGGTCCTGGTGTGAGACAGATCACCGGGACCGTAGAGGGGCTGTAGCTATGGAGAGAGCCACACTCGACAGGTTCATCACCGAGTGGCTGGCCCGCGCCCACCGCGACGGCCCCGACGCAGCGCGCACAGAGTGGCGTACCCAGGGCGTCGCGCTCCTTCAGCTCGGCGGCCGCTTCAGCGTGGTGCGGATCCCCGAGCGGTACATTCACGCGGCCCTCGGCAGCACCGACCTGGCGGAGATCGCCGCTCGGCTGGCCGACCGCCTCCAGGGACCGGTCATCCGCGACAGCCTCGCCAACGGCGTCCCGTACTACGCGCTGATCCAGTGGCACTCCGGTGTCGTCTGGGACGGCGGCGAGGACGCGCCGTGCCTCGGCGATGGCACGCACCTGGGTGTGCCGCGCCTCGGCCGGGTCTCGCCGCCGGGAACGTACTGGCTGGTTCCTCCGCGGTTCGACGGTGACCTGTGCCGGCCCGAGCATGTGCAGCGGCTCGTGCGTGACGCGCAGGCAGTAGTGGCGAACGCGGAGGTGGCCCTGTGAAGGCGAAGACGGCCATCAAGAAGGCCAAGGACATCCCTCCCGGACCCCGCGGCCTGGGCGGTTACTGCTGGGAGCAGGACCCGAAGACGGGCGTTCACTGCTGCGAGCCGGTCTGGCACAAGGAGAAGTCCGCCGAGCACCACAACCCGTACGCGCAGGTCCGCTGGCGCTGAGACTCCCGGCGCCCCCTTCCCGGGTGCCGGAGACCGCCCCTCGTGCCGATGGGGGGCGACGGACCCGCGGCCGGTCCCACCCCCGAGCCGGCCGCGGGTCACCGCACCAACTCCGCCAAGGGCACCCCGAGGGCGTCGGCGAGCAGCAGCAGGTCGCTCAGGTCCGGGATCCGGTAGGCGTACTCCCACCGGTGGATGGTGCGGTGGTCGCGGCCGATCTTCTCGCCGAGCTGGAACTGGGTGAGGCCGGCGTCGAGTCGGGCGGTGCGGATGCGTTCCCCGATCTCCCGGCGGCGGGCGGCTACCCAGTCGGGCATCGGGTCGAGGGGCACGCGACCACGCTGGTTGGATCATGGTTCGATGTCTTTGCCCACCTGGGCAAATTTAACGATCTTGTGTGAGGGAATCTGTAGACAACCGCTTGCTCCGCGATCTACCAGGGGTGGCGGTTTCTGGAGCGGCTGAACTGGGGCGTACGCGTCTCCGCTCGATTCAGCCGTTAGACGCCAAGACTCGGTCAAGGCGTCCCGCCCCGGGGGCTTCGGCTTCCGGGGCGGTTTACTTTTGGACGCAGCAGGGCCCCCATCGACATAGACGACGGGGGCCCTCGCCCTGCGCGGTCCGGTCTCCCCACCGGGGCCTCGCAGGCGTAACGAGAGGCGCGTCTCAGGCGCGTGTGGGGAGCCACGCCTGCCCCTCTCGTGAGCGCCATGCTACGTGCCTGTCACATGTAGTCCAGTCCCCCGAACGGGTGATCAGGTTTCATGATCACGTGGGGATGTGGCATCTATGTGGCAGTCGATCATGAAAGGAGCCTCCCGTTCGAATGAACGGGAGGCTCCTCAACCCCTCTGACCTGCTATGCAAGTTGTGCCCCCGGCAGGATTCGAACCTGCGACACCCGCTTTAGGAGAAAACGTAAAGCGATCATGAGTCTCAGTGAGTTCCAGTGAGGCTCAATGAGTCCACGACAACAGGGGCTTGGCCTGCACAAACAGGTTTCAGTGAGTCTCAGTGAGTCTCAGTGAGGGGGTGTTGTGGCATCTGTGTGGCATCTAGCCCGCCACCGCCCGCAGCTTTCGAACAGAGCCCTTCTGCTGCGGCACCATCGCCGCCAGCACCTGGGCAGCCACATCCTCCGCCGAGTGCTGATACAGCCACGTCACCTTCGACCCGCGATCGTGACCCATGACCGTCTGCACGTCCTTCTCCGGCACACCCAGGTCCTTCAACCGAGTCGCGAACACGTGCCGTAGATCGTGCACCCGCGGCCACCACTCGTGGCGGCCGGTCTCCTCGTTCTTCACCTTCCGGGCCAGGCCGGCGGCCTGAATCGCGGGGATCCACGTCCTCCTGAAGTTGTGCCGGGTGAGCGCCCCTCCGTTCGGGCCGCGGAACACCAGCTCCTCCGGATGCAGATCCCGGCCGTCCCCGAGGGGCGAGACGGTATCGACCGGCCTGAACCGCGCAGCCATGATCCGGATCGCCTCGATCGCCTCCGGGGTCAGCGGCACCGTGCGGAAGCCGGCCACGCTCTTGGGCGCCGCCTTGCGGAACAGCTTGCCGCGGTCCTCGCTGAGCACTTCCTTCACCTTGAGGTGCTCGCCGTCGAGGTCGACGTGCGCCCACCGCAGGCCAGTCGCCTCACCCCACCGCAGGCCCGTCTCCTCAAGGAAGATGACCAGCGGCCGGTACGTCCACGGGACGTGCTCGCGCAGCAGCGCGCACTGCTCGCGCGTCGGCGGCCTGGTGTCCTCGACGTCCCTCTTCGGCGCCGCGTCGAGCTGCACCTCGGAGGCCGGGTTGAAGGGGATGCGGCGCCCGTCGCGGACGGCGTCGCGGAGCATCTGGTTCAGCAGCTCCAGCACCTTGCGCCGGGTGTGGTGGCCCTTCACCTCCGTCGTGATCCACTTCTGGAGCTCGATGAACTCCAAGTCGCACAACCGCCAGGCACCCCACTTCGGCTCGATGTGGGCCCGCCAGTTGCTGAGCTTGCGGTTCGTCGTCGTCACGGCCCGCTGAGGCTGCGCCGGCCACCACAGCTCCCACCACTGCGTGAGGGTGATCTCGCCGCGCTTCGGGTCGGCGTACGTCCGCTTCCGCACCCGGGTGCGGACCTCGTCGAGGAACGCCTCAGCCGCCTTCTTGCCGCCCTCGCTGATGGGGAAGCACTTCTGCTTCTGCTTCCCCGCGAGGTCCCGGTAGCGGGCCTGCCAGGATCCGATGCAGTCCCGTCGGCGGTTGCGCTCGCCGTACTGCTCGGGCGGGTACTTCTCCATGCACTTCGGGCAGCCGCAGCTCTTAGCCCGCAGCTGCCGCGGGTTGTTCGAGGCCCTACGCCCCATGGTTCACCACCTGCTCGCTCCTTCGCTGGTGAGGGATGCGGGGCGTCAGGTCGACGGGAGCCCCGCACCAGCAGACTGCACCCAACTCCGGCTGGTCCGTGACCAGTTCGGTCAGGATGGCGCGCACGAGGGTGACTGTGTGTGCAGGGGGGAGGAGGCTGGGGACGGTGATCACGCGTTCTTCGGCATCGAAGGCCGGAAGCGCGTTAGGCGAGGCAAAGCTAACGCGGACGCACATGGATACCCCCGAGTGTGCAGGCAGTTCGGACCTAGCACCGACGGGGGAGAACGTCGGCAGTCGTCCGACCGTACCCCCCAACGAGGGAATATGCGACCACTGATGAACATGTTGTCGCGTAAAAATCACGGGGAGTGAACGGAGCCGATTGGGCTACGACTCTCGAACCCGGCGCAGGGTTGCGCTACTGGCCCGTACGGTTCATCTCGTTCAGCGCCCGCATTTCGATCTCCTTCATGCGCTGCTGCTCCTCGGTGAGCCCTCGGAACAGTTCGAGGATGCGTGCCTCGGCGTCAGGAGAGAGGGGGCCGGGCGACTGGCGGCCGGCGGCGCGGGAGATCTCTTCAATGGTGAACTTGGGGAACTCGCGGGCGAGAGCTTCGATGCTGGCTCGGCGCAGGCCGCGCTTTCCGCCGCGCTTGCGGTTGGCCCAGGAGTTGACGGTGGACACGCCCGTGCCGATGCGGCGCGCGATCTCGGTCTCGTTGACGCCGTACTCGGCCTTCAAGCGAGCGAGAAGCTGCGCCAGATCTTCGGTGCGCTCCTGGGGGTCTGTCACGGGCTAAGAGTGCATGTGGATCTTCTACTTTCGCAAGTGAAAGTAGAAGTGTGGCGCGTTTACGTGCAGCGCGTGATCTCCCCGATACGCGCCGTTGTGCACGGCATATGCCGACAGAGTAGAACGCGCATTCGATTCCCGCCACCACTCATCGACACTCACTGACACTCACGCACACTCACTTGACCTCACTGACACTGACACAGTAGAAATGTGTCAACGGCGGCGCAAGCGGCCGAGCAGTTCCCAACGGGTGTGAGGCGTACGCATGACCGACCTGATCCGCAAGGGCGAGGGCAAGCCACTCAGAGACGCGATGGCGCGTCGAGGGGTGACGCAGGCCGAACTCGCAGCCCGCACTCGGGCTGTCGACGTCCGCGGGCAGGGGGTGAGCGTCTCCACCGTCATCAAGGTCACCGGCCGAGGTCGGACCGCAGCCGAGAAGTGCCGGCTGCGGACGGCGTGGCTCATCGCCACGGCGCTTGATGAACCCCTCCAGCAGCACTTCGACATGCCCTCAGTTTCTACTGACACAGTGGAAAGGTGAACCCCCATGGCGACTCAGACCCTTGCTGAGCGCACCGAGATCCTCCGCCCCACCGGACTCTCGCCCCTGCTGACCACCGCCCAGCTCATGGCCCGCTACGGCGTCTCGAACTGGACGGTCAACGAGTGGGTGAAGCGGGGCTGCCCGCTCGCCCCGACCGCGTTCCGTGGCCGCCGCTTCGACCTCGCGCAGGTCGAGGCGTGGATGGCCGGCGGGGGACCGGACGCCGAGATCCCCGCGCAGCGCTCCGCCTGATCCACCCCTGAACGCGCCGAAGGGCCGCCCGACTTGCCCGTCCTGGCGACCCCACGACCGGCGCCTCCACACACACGAGAAAGCAGAGGTCACCGTGACCACAGATCGTAACCCCCGCGTCGAGGCCATCGAGGGCCTGCGCGCCCTGGCCGACTTCCTGGAGGCCAACCCGACGATCCCCACCTTCACCGGGCAGCACCTGAACGTCCCGCTGTCGACGAACTCGGCGGTGGAGGTCTTCGCGGCCGAGCACGGGCTGTCGGTGGAGTACGACGAGGAGGGCAACGCGAGCACGGACCTGAGGTTCGGCTCGATGACCTACCACGTGTACGGGTACGTCGACTTCGCGGAGCACCTGGCTCGCAAGGCCGAGCGGGATGCCCGTGCGTGGGCGGAGCGTAAGGGCCTGGAGCTGCGGCCCGTTGAGCAGGTGTCGGCGTGAGCGCCCCGACGTCGAGTGCCCCGCTGGTGGTGAACACGCGGGACGGTGCTTGCTGGACGCGTCGCACGGTGACGGAGGGCGGGATCGCCCTGTACGCGCTGGCCGATGTGTGCAAGTGCCCCGAGTTCGTGATGGCGACGCTGCCCGAGTTGGCGGAGCTGGGGATCGTCGGGCGGGCGGATGTGCTGCCGGTGCCGGTCGGGCCGCAGATGCCGGACTTCCCGCCGCCGCCCCGGACCGAGCTGGAGAAGCTCCGCAGGGACGTGGCCCGACTTCAGGGCCTCCTCGCCGAGGCGATCGCCGATAAGCACCGCGCCTGCGACGAGCGGGACGGCATGCGCGAGCGGGTGTCGGAGCCGTACGGCTGCACTCACTGCGGGATCACGAAGCGCGGCCATGGCCGTCGGTGGACGCTCGGCGTGGGGTACCACGCGTGGACGGCGCCGTCGGAGGGCCAGATCGCGGAGCGGATGAAGGCCCGGCGCACGGTGCGGCTGGCGGCCCGTGCGGGCGAGTTGGGTCGGCTGCGGGGGCAGGTTGCGGCGCTGCTCGTGGAGCGGCACTCGACGAACGAGGCCCTCTCCGACGCGGCCGAGCAGCTGCGTGCGGACCGGGACCGGATCGCCGAGCTGGAGGTCGACAACGCCGCGCTCCAGAAGGACAAGGAGCACGTCGTCAAGGCAGCCGAGGCCCGCATCGAGCGACGCCGGGCGCGGCTGGTCAAGGCCGAATCCGACCTGCTGGAGATGCGCGGCCTGCTGTCCCCGAACGGTCAGCCCCGCCGGATCCCCACCGAGGTGGAGATTCACGAGCGGGTGGCCCCGGCTGTCGAGTGGCTGCTGAACCGCGTCGCCGAGCTGGAGGCCGCGCAGGGCACGGTGTTCCGGGCGGAGCACGACTCGATCCCCTTCGGCCTCTACACCACCGCCGAGGCTGCCCGCGAGCACTGCGAGGCGTACGAGCGCCGCGCGAACCCGGACGTCGCCCTCGACTGGATCGAGGACGAGGAGGACGGCGTCGCCGAGCTGGTTGCCGCCGTCGGCGAGGAGGAGCACTCCACCGGCTACGTCGTGACCGCCCTGGAGGTCGCCTCCAAGTACGACCCGGACGCCGACGAGTGAGCGCCGCCGACTCCAGCCGCGAACAGCGTCTCACGCGGCTGCTCGACACGATCCGCTCCCGCCCCGGCAAGTGGACGGCCGGGCACGTGCAGGAACTCCGGCGCCGGACCGGCGGGCCCGTCCAGCGGGGCACCGCTCGCCGGGACCTGGCCGAGCTGTCCCGCCGGGGGTTCCTCCAGCAGCACGGGCCGCGCGACGGCCGCTTCTACACCCTCAGCAACAGGAAGGGCGGCGACGCCTGATGACGACCACCGTGCAGGCCGAGGTCGCCAAGACCTCGGCCGCCGGGCCCGAGCCCATCACCGAGCCCGGCATCTACGACATGGACAACGAGACGTACCACTCCCACCGGTACGCCCTCTCCTCCTCCGGCGCCCGGAAGCTCCTGCCGCCCTCCTGCCCGGCGATCTTCCGGTACGAGCAGGACAACCCGCAGCCCGCCAAGAAGGTGTGGGACATCGGCAACGCCGCCCACAAGCTCGTCCTCGGCAACGGCCCGATCCTCCAGCTCGTCGACTACGAGCGGTGGGACACCAAGGCCGCGAAGGCGGAAGTGGCCGACGCCCGCGAGGCCGGCGCGATCCCGCTGAAGCGAGCCGAGTACGACCAGGTGCACGCCATGGCCGACGCGCTCCGCCGGCACCCCGTGGCCTCGCTACTGTTCGACCCCGAGCGGGGCGCCCCCGAGCAGTCCCTGTTCTGGCGCGACGACCGTACGAGCGTCATGCGACGGGCCCGCCTCGACTGGCTGCCCAACCCGCGCACCGGCCGCCTGATCATCCCCGACTACAAGACGTGCCGCTCGGCGAACCCCGACGCCCTTGAGAAGGCGATCGACGAGTACGGCTACCACCAGCAGGACGACTGGTACCGGTCCGCCTGCAAGGCGCTCGGCCTCGCCGACGACGACGCCGCGTTCGTCTTCGTCTGCCAGGAGAAGACCGCCCCCTACGTGATCACGGTCGTCGAGGTCAACGCGACCTCCCGCCGCATCGGCGCCGCCCGCAACCGCCGCGCCCTGGAGACCTTCGCTCAGTGCACGGAGTCCGGCTACTGGCCCGGCTACAGCGACGAGGTCGTTCCACTCTCCCTGCCCGGCTGGGCCGAGACCCGCGACTCCTTGGAGTACCTGTGAACTACCCCGCAGAGCAGCAGTTCGCCGCCCCCGCGGCCCCGGCCCCCTCGTTCATCGGGCAGGGCACGGCCGTCGAGCAGTCCCGCGCCGTCGCCGAGGTGCAGGCCGCCGTCATCGTCGCCCGCCAGTTCCCACGGAACGAGGCTCAGGCCATCGCGAAGATGCGCACCGGATTCTCGCAGCACAGCCTCGCCGTCCGGTCGTTCTTCCGCTTCCGCCGCGGTTCCTCGAACGTGTCCGGCGAGACGATCCAGTTCGCCAAGGAGCTGGCCCGCTGCTGGACGAACGTCCACTACGGCGTCCACGAGTTGCGCCGTGACGACACGGCCGGCGAGTCGGAGATGCAGGCGTGGGCCTGGGACCTGGAGACCAACGAGCGCGCCAGCACGACGTTCATCGTGCCGCACACCCGCTGGACGAAGGACAGCGGCGGCACCCGGCTGGAAGACCCGCGGGACGTCTACGAGAACAACTCGAACAACGGTGCCCGCCGTCTGCGGGAGATGATCTTCTCGGTGCTGCCGGACTGGTTCCGGGAGCAGGCGAAGGAGATCGCGACCAACACCGTTGAGCGGGGTCAGGGGGACAAGCCGCTCGCGCAGCGCGTCGCCGACTGCATCGCCCACTTCGAGGGTCTCGGCGTCACCGTTGAGCAGCTCGAAGAGAACCGGTCCGGCCGCTCGTCGGGGAAGTGGACGAACCTCGACCTCGGCCAGCTGTCGATCATCTCGGAGTCCATCCGGCGCGGTGAGGTCGCGGTCGACGAGGAGTTCCCGCAGCAGCGGGTGACGGTCGCCGAGATCGCCCGGCAGGCCAGCGAGCCCACTGGCCAGCAGGCGCCTTCGGAGTCGAAGCCCGCGGCTGAAGGCGCCCGTCAGTGGCCGGCCGCCCGTCAGCCGGGATCGGGGGCGGAGTGATGTTCGGACTCGTCTCCCGCCAGACCCACGAGCGCGAGATCGCCGCGCTGAAGGCCGACAACGCCCGCCTCCGCGCCGAACGGGACCAGTTCGCCGAGGACCGCGACGCCGCCATGGCCGCCGCGAAGGCCATCGCCCGCCAGTTCACCGAAGCCCACACCCACCTCCTCGCTCCCCCCATCAAGCCCTCTACCGCCACAGCCAGCGCCGAGGACATCGCCGCCTGGGAGGCCCGGGTCAAGGCCCACGACGCGTGGACCCCGGACCCCGACCCGGAGAACCGGCCGACCGACGGCGCCTCGGGACGCCCCCTGCACCCGGCGACAGAGCTGGTGCGCGCGCTGGACCGGTGCTCGCAGCTGGAGGCTCGCCTGGCGAAGGCGGAAGGCCGCGACCGCCGGAAGGGGCTCGGGTCATGACCGACTACATCGCCGCCCTGATCGGCGCTGCGGCTCTCATGGTCGGCGGCTCCATGGTCATGCTGCGCCCCTCTACGGCGCGCGGTCAGCACCGCCGGTCGGTTCTCCTCGGCCGCCCCGTCGATGCCCTGGACCGGGTTGCGGCCCTGTGCAGCGTCGAGGGCCGCGTGACGATGCACACGCGGGTGCGGATCACCAAGCAGTTCATCTGCCTCGACTGCCACAACCCCAGCCGCGACCCGGCCTCATTCGAGGAGGCATCGTCGTGACGACCCTCTTCGACCTAACCCCCGAGGTTCCGGCCGCCCTCGTGGCGGCCGGGCCCCGGCCCTACGTCATCGAACTGCCCGCCGGGCTCCCGCTGATCAATGCGAACAAGCGGATGCACCAGCGCGACAGGAGCAAGCTGACGGCGAAGATCCGGGCCGCCGCGATGGAAGCCGTCAGCGAGTGCCCCTCCCTGATGGACGCCCTCGCCGCGGCCAAGCCCGGTCCGCTGTTTCAGCGCGCGCACATCCTCGGCGTGCTCTGCCCGGCCACGAACGGCCGGCGCCGCGACCCCGCCAACTGGTACGGCTCCTTCAAGGCCGCCGTGGACGGGCTGGTCGACGCCGGGCTGCTCGACGACGACGACCACACGCGCGTCGTCGGCCCGGACATGCGTCTCGGGAAGGTCGTGAAGGGCGGCCGGATCGTCCTCGTCGTCCGCGCGCTGGAGCCCGGCGAGGACCCGCTCGGCTACGGGGCGGTGACCGACTGATGCCCACGCCCACCAACGCCAGCCGCGCGGACATCATCGCCATGCTCCGCGACGGCTACAGCAACGCCCGCATCATGCGCGAACTCCGCGTCGACAAAGCCCGCGTCCGCCGCATCCGCGAAGAACTCGGCCTGCCCACCTTCGTGCCGACCGAGCAAACTCGCACCGTCGAGGACAAGTGGAGGATGTTCGCCCGGCCCGTCGACGACGGCCACATGGAGTGGACCGGCGAACGCGTCGGCCCCTCCGGATCTCCGACCATGCGGTACAAGGACGGCTCCTACAGCCCTGCCGCGATCGCGTTCGAGATGCACCACGGGCGCCCGCCCCAGGGCTACGCGATCGCCGACTGCGGACGCGAGCGCTGCATCGCGCCTGCCCACGTCGACGACGAGGCTGGCCGTCTGGCCAAGCGTGAGGAGGTCCGCCGGGCCAACGGGCGCGGGGACCGACCGGAAACCTGCCCGTTCGGACATGACCAGAGCGTGCACGGTCGTCTGCACGGGGATGGGCGCCCGTACTGCGTGGTCTGCAAGCGGGAACGGAAGGCAGAGCCTGAAGCCCACCGTCAAGCCCGCGCGGCCGCCCGTGAGGCCATCCGGCGGGACATCGAGGCGATGCTCCACAAGGGCGTCCCGCAGATGCACATCGCTCGCCAGCTGCATGTGGCTCCGGACAGGGTGCAGCGCACTCGCGAGGCGCTCGGCCTGCCTGCACCGCGCTCGGGCCCTCGAGAGCGGTACGCCTCCATCGCGGACGCGTTCGGCGCCAACACGGAGCCGGTCGACGGTGGCCATCTGCGCTGGACGGGCACGGGGCGCGGTAACCCGTACGTCTGCTTCCGCAAGCAGAGACTCACGGCCGCCCGCGTGTCCTTCGAGTTGCATCACGGTCGGCCGCCAGTCGGCATCGTCACACCCAACTGCGGTGTGGCTGGCTGTCTTGCTGGCGGCCACCTCACGGACCGGCCAATCCGGGAGGCCAACAAGCGGGCCGATCGCGCATTCGACGCGATCTTCGGGGCGACCGCGTGAACAGCCGGGTCCCGGAGCCGTGCGACATCCCACGCGACGACCACGACGGGGAGGTCCGCTTCTACGTCACCGGCTGGAAGTGCGACCGGCACTCGCCGTGGGCCGCGCGAGGGCTGCCGAAACCGGCGCCGGGGCCCGGCTGCCTCTACACCTACCGCGCCGCACAGGACGCGAACCACCACGCCACCCCAAGGAGGGACCGACCAATGTCAACCAGGGGCTTCCTCGGCTTCGTCGCCAACGGCCGCGAAACCATCACCTACGTCCACTACGACGCCTACCCCAGCGCCCTCGGCGCCGACGTCCTCAAGTGGGCCCGCACCGTCACCGACTGGAACGCAGTCCGCGAGGGGGCCGCCGCGCTGGTCCACATCGACGGCGACGTCATGCCCACCCCGGAACAGCGCGCCGCGCTCGCCCAGTACGAGAAGCCGAACGCTGGCGGATCGAAGGACGACCCGGGCGAAGAGTGGTACCGGCTCCTCCACGGAACGTTCGGCGACCCCGCTGCCACCCTCGCCTGCGGTCTCGCCCCGCACGCCCCGGACTGGCCAGGTGACTCCGTGTGGTGCGAGTGGGGCTACCTCATCGACTGCGACGAGAAGCGGTTCGAGATCTACCAGGGCTTCCAGACCCGGCCGCACAAGGGCCGCTTCGCCGACCGCCCGGCCAACGAGCGCAGCGGCTACTACCCGGTGAAGCTCCTCAACTCGTGGCCGCTGGACGCCCTCCCGGACGACGACGCCTTCCTTGCGTCGGACGACTGACCAC